TATGGGAACAACTACATTTTCAGGACCAATTAAAGCTGGTACTATTAAAGAAACTACTGGTACTACTTTAGGAACTGACGTAACAAATACTGGATTTGTACAAATGGTACAATCTAAATCAATTAGCACAATTGGAGCTACAGCTAATACTACTGTTGCAACTATTCCTGCTAATTCACAAATAATAAATGTAACTATGGATATAGTTACAGTTAATAATGATGGTACTGCTGCAACTGTTTCAGTAGGAACTGCTGCAAACGGAACTGCATTTATTGCAGCTACTGATGCGCAAACTATTGCAAGAACAGAACCTGTTGCTGCTGCCATTCCAGCTTTAGCTGATGTTGGAACAAGTGATATTAATGTTATCGGAGTATTTACTGCGACTGACGGAGATGGAACTACTGGCGAAGCTATTGTAACTGTTACTTACGTACAAAATAATAACGTAACTTAATATTTCTGAGGGCCTTCGGGCCCTCGTAAATAAGGAGATATAATGTTTGAAAATTTGAAAAGTATAGGCGAAGCATTTAAAAATTTTAAATCAGAAGACACTGAAAAAGAAGAAGATACTACTTTACAAAAGTATTTAGATTTTCAAAAAGCGAAAGAAGAATTTGAGCCTACCGAAGAACAAAAAGCAGTTATGTCTATGGAAGATATTCCTGGTCAAACTAAAACAGGTAAAGATATTTTAATTGAAGAAGCTAAACAAGAAAAAAAAGAAGACGAATTAGATAAAAAAATTTCAGATATACAGAAAGTTTTAAAAACATTTAGTGAAGATACAGAGGGAGAAGTTTTAAATACTCCTAAAATGGATACATCTAGTGATGCTGATAAATTGAATGTAAAACCATTAGATTTAGGAGCAATAAGACAAAAATCGTATTTACAAGGATTAATAACACAACCTAGTAGCCAAAAAGATAGAATTGAGTTACTATATGAAAGTTTAAGAAAACAAAATTTAATTTAAGGAGGAAAATATGGCAGGATCTGATATATTTGCAAACAGTACAACTACACAAGGTTCTAATGTTTCAGTATTTGCGGGACCTACAAGATTAAAAGCTTTCATTATTACGCCTAGTGCGACTGCTGGAACTGTTACTTTTGTAGATGACGCTACTACTAAATTCGTTGTATCAACTGGAGCAAGTGCGGATAGTGGACCTATTAACATAAGTTTACCAGATGAAGGTGTAAAATTTGGAACTGATTTAAAAGTTAATATTTCTGCAAATGGTGCAAGCTCTGTAACTTGTTTCTTTGCATAATGGCTACATCTGGAACAGCTACATATAATTTAACTGTAAACGATGTTATACAGGAAGCTTACGATAGAATAGGAGGAGATCCTATTTTAGGTTATGATGTAAGGTCAGCTAGACGTAGTTTAAATATTATGTTTAGTGATTGGGCTAATCGTGGTTACAATCAATGGACAGTTGAATTAAAAGATTTATCATTAACTCAAGGTACTAATACTTATACACTTGATTATGATACAATAGATATTATTAATGCAAATATTTTAGATGGAACTACAGAATATTCAATGACACGTTTAGGTGTTAATGATTATGCTGCTATATCAAATAAAACTTCTCAATCTAGACCTACACAGTTTTATTTACAAAGATTAAATACTCCACAAGTTTTAATTTACCCAACACCTGATCAAGCTTATACATTAAGATATTATAGAATGAGAAAGATACAAGATATTACAGCTTCTACAGTTAATGGAGTAGAACAAAATATTGATATACCATTTAGAGCTTTTGAATGTATGTGTGCTGGTCTTGCTTATTATTTATCTAAAAAAAGAAGTGGAATACAACAAGCAACTAGAGCTGAATTAAAATTAGATTACGAACAAGCTTATGAAAGATTAATCGCAGGTGATGATACTCCATCTACGAGAATATTACCATCAACAAGTTATTATAACTAATGGCAAGATACGCAGATAGAAGTAATAAACCGCATAGAGCACCACATCAAAAATTTTCTGGTGGTAAATATGCTAGAGCTATATCTGATCGTTCTGGTTTAGAATTTCCATACAATGAAATGGTATTTGAATGGAATGGTAGTATGGTTCATAGTTCAGAATTTGAAAAGAAACAACCACAATTAGATTTAACATATTTTACTGATGCTGAATCTTTACAAGACGCTAGACCACAAGCTAATTTATCAGCTACTGGTGGTGTTCCTAATCAAATTACTTTAATATATCCATCTACATCAGGCTCTGTTTCTAATGTAGGTGTCGCACAAGCAAGCACAAATTTGTTATCAATTGGGCTAGGAAGTGTTACAGTGTCTACATGACAAATCAAAAAAAATTAGGAGTTATGATCGCAACTCCTTGTTATGGCGGTCAATTAACAGAATCATATTTACACGGTATTTTAAATGCTGTAACTGAGGCTGGTAAAAGAGGAATACAGTTACATTTAAATACTATGGGTAATGAAAGTTTAATTACTAGAGCTAGAAATACTTTAGTAACTCAATTTTTAGATGCTGATAAAAAAGATCCGAATAGATTTACACATTTAATGTTTATAGATAGCGATATAGGTTTTGGTGGAGAAGCTATAATGAGATTATTAGAAAGTGATTACGATGTAGCTTGTGGAATATACCCTAGAAAATCTATAGATTGGAATACTGTTAAATCTCATGCTGAAAAAAAAGATTATGAAAATTTAGAACAAAAAGCTTTAGGATATAATTTAAATTTTGCAAATCCTTTAAATATAGAAGTTAAAAATGGATTTACTGAAGTATTAGATGCAGCGACAGGCTTTATGTGTATTAAAAAAGAAGTATTTTATAAAATGATAGAAGCTTATCCTAATCTTAAATATACATCTGATCAAATAATAAATGGAGATAGATTTTCAAGTGACAATTGTTATGCACTTTTTGACTGTATTATTGATGAAAAAAGTAATAGATATTTATCAGAAGATTATGCTTTTTGCAGATTATGGCAAAAAATCGGTGGAAAGATATATGCTGATTTACATAGTCCTCTTACGCATTATGGTACATATGCATTTAGAGGTCATGTATGGACTAAGTTTAAAGTTGAAGGAGTAGAAAACAATGCCAATGACATACAGCAGTCTAAAGACTGATATACAAACTTGGGCAGAAAATACAGGAACTGATTTTGTAGCTCAATTAGATACTTTTATTGATAATACTCAATTAAAATTATCTAGAGAAATTGATCCTACAGGTTTTAATGAAAATGTAACTTCATCTACTTCTATAGGAGATAGATTTATAACTCTTCCATCAGCAATTGAACCTATGCTTTTAAATTATTTAAATATAATAGACAGCTCAGGTAATAGAGTATTTTTAGAAATTAAACCATTAGAATATTTACAAGAATATTGGCCTGATGCTTCCTTAACAGCACAACCTAGATATTTTGCTAATTTTGATGATACCACATTATATTTAGCTCCAACACCAGATGCTGTATATACTATGGAGTTAGGTTATCAAGGAAGAATTAATCCATTATCTAATACTAACACTACTAATTGGTATACTGAAAATGCTTCTGATGCTCTTTTATTTGGTTGTTTATCTGAAGCAAATCTCTTTACAAAGAACATGGAAGACTATAATATATACAAACAAAAGTATGTCGAAAGTGTGGCTGCTATTAATAACGAAGCTCGTAGAAACAGAAGAACTGACTACAAGTTTCCAGGTAGTCCACTAGGCGAAAACACATTAACTGGAGGACAATAAATATGGCAATATCTCAAGCGATTACAGTGTCGTTTAAGCAAGACTTAATGTCGCCTGGCGGAAACTTAGAAGCTCAGACATTGAAGTGTGCACTTTACGACAACACTGCAACTCTTAACCAAAACACTGCTGCATATATTACTGCTAATGAAATATCTGACACTGGTACTAATTACACTACTGGCGGTGCAACACTTACAAATGTTACTATCACTACTGATGGTACTACTGCAATTTTTGATGCTGATAACGTTTCTTTTGCAAACGCAACTATTTCAGCTCAAGCTGCATTAATCTACAATGCAAACAATAGTAATTCTTCTATTGCTGTATTAGATTTTGGAGGTGTTAAAACTTCTACTAACGGTACATTTGAGTTACAGTTTCCTAACGCAGACGCTACGAACGGCTTAATTAGAATAGCATAAGGAGATAAATCCTTATGGCAAGCACATGGAGCCAAGGTGATTGGAACTTAGGTACATGGAATAATTCTGTATCTGGTGCAGTCATAACAGGTGTATCAACAACAACTGATACAGGTGATTTTTCTTTCTTTTTAGGAAATGGAGCTGTATTTACTCCTTTAGGTGTTTCAACAGGAATAGATATTAATTTAGGTAATGGTTGGTCTAGAGAAGAATGGAATACTGGAGCATGGAATCAACCTATTGGAAGTATCATTGCTGGAAGTGGAACAATTTTTATTGAAGATGGACAATCTTTAACTGCTACAGCTAATAATATAACTGTTACAGCTAGTGCTCCTATTACCATTAATGGTGAAGAATTAATTATATCTCAAGGTGAAGAAACTGTAATAGGTACAGCTTCTCTAACTATAACTGGAGAAGAATTATTATCTGCAACTGTCAATACTTTTGCTGTGGCTGCAGACGGAGCTATAACTATTAATACTCCTACTTTTGAAGCTAATGTAGAACTAAATAATGATGGTATATTTGTAGGTTTAGCTTCTTTCTTAGATATAACTGGATTTCCTTTATTTGCTAATTTAGGAACGATTACAACTACTTCTGAAAATTTTATTCCGATAACTGGAGAAGAATTAACAAGTACAGCTAATACAATAACTATAAGTGCTGAACAAATATTATCTATGACTGGTAATGGAGTAACTATTACTTTGGCTGATATAGTACCTAATTCTGAAAACTTTTTATCTATAAATGGAAATCAAGCTAATACTAACATTACTTCTCTTAAATTTTGGGATCCAATTACAGGAAATGTTACTGAAGTTTGGACTAATATTCACTAGACAAATGGATACAAATATATATTATTTACAATAATTAAATTAAGGAGTATAAGAAATTATGCCATCAAGTTTTACATCGAGATTAAAATTAGAGAGACAAGCTTCTGGAGAAAACTCAGGAACTTGGGGTAATCTAGTTAATTATGTTTTTAATAGAATTGATTCATCAGTAAAAGGTTATCAATCAGTTGACGTTGCAGGTTCTGCTAATGTTACTTTAACTTCAAACAATTCAACATCTAATACAGACGATTCAGCAACAGATGATCAAGTACATAACGCTATATTAGAATTTACTGGTGCATTAACAGGAGATATTAATGTATTTACAGATGCTGTAGAAACTAAATATATTGTATTTAATAATACATCTGGTTCACAAACTTTAACTTTTGGCCCAACTGGTGGAACTGGTGTAACTCTTAAACAAGGTGCTAAAACTATAGTATATACAGATGGAACTACTATGGTTGATGTAATGGCTGATCTAGGTGATATAGCTATGACATCTGTAACTTCTTCAGGGAATGTTGCTGGTACAAATTTAAATGCTACCGCTAATGTAATTTCTATTGCAGGATCAGCTCCTAATGTTGCTTCAACAACAGCTAATGCTGATATTCTTTTATCACCTAATGGAGTTGCTGGAAGAGTTACATTTAATGGTGGTGGAAAAATTCAACAAGTTGCAGAAAAAGTTACTCAAGGAGCAACAGATTTTAGTGGTACTATTAATTTTGATGTAATTACTCAATCAGTATTCAGATCTACTTCTAATTCTACAGGAAACTGGACATTAAATATTAGAGGAGATAGTTCAAATTCTTTAGATTCAATTATGGACACAGGAGAATCCATAACAATAGTTACAATTGTTCCACAAGCTGATCCAGCATACTATAACTCGGCAGTTCAAATTGATGGATCAGGTGTTACTCCAGTATGGCAAGGTGGTTCTGCACCTACAGATGGAAATGCAAGTAGTCAAGATATTTATAGTTATACTATTGTTAAAACAGGGTCAGCAACTTTTGTTGTTTATGCATCACAAACACAATTTGCATAAGGAGATAATTTAAATGCCTTTATTAGGAACTAGAGGAGCTATATCAATAAGAGGATATGGATTTACTAGTAAGGCAGGTTTTGGTGCTCCCTATAATATTGATTATTTAATTGTTGGCGGTGGCGGAGGAGGTGGATCTCTAGGAGGCGGAGGCGCTGGAGGAGGTCAAAGATCAGGCACTGTAGAAGTTTTAACAAAAGCGACTTATACAATTACTGTCGGAACAGGTGGTCCAGGTGGTCCAAGTCCAAATGGAAGAGCTGGAGCAGATGGCGGTGATTCAATTATTGCAGGAGAAAACCCTACCTTTAACACAAGTGGAACTTTAGAAACTACCGGAGGCGGTGCTGGTGGAGGACACACAAGTAACGTAGGTAGACCAGGTGGTTCTGGCGGAGGAGCTGGTAATAACCAATCTCCAGGGCCTTTTGGAGTTGGTAATGCAGGAGGGTATTCTCCTCCTGAAGGAAATAATGGTGGATCTGCTGGATTTAATCCAGGTATTGGACCTCAAGCCTCTGGAGGAGGAGGCGGTGGTTCAGGTTCAACTGGTAGTAATGGAACAGGAAATGGACCTGGAGGACCTGGAGGATCGGGAGCAGCTAATTCAATTACAGGATCATCTGTCACAAGAGGCGGCGGTGGCGGAGGATCTACAAGAGAAGGTGGAAGATCAGCAGGTAGCGGAGGCTCCGGGGGCGGAGGCAACGGTACAAATAATGGTTCTACTGGTGGAGCCGGTTCAAATAATCTTGGCGGCGGCGGAGGTGGATCAGGATATCCTCCTTTTGCTCCAGGAGGTGCTGGAGGATCAGGAACTGTTATACTAAAAATATTAACTAGCAATTATTCAGGAACAACCACAGGTTCTCCTAGTGTTTCAGTATCGGGATCTTATACAATTTTACAATATAACTCAGATGGGTCTTATACAGCGTAGGTAATAATATGGCATATTTTGCAAAATTAAATGAAAATAATGTGGTTGAAAAAATACATAAAGTAGAAAATTCAGTTATTACAGATGCTAATGGAGTTGAACAGGAATCTTTAGGTCAAAATTTTTTACAAAAATTATATAAGAATAAAAGTATTTATAAAAAATGTTCTTATAATACAAGAGGAAATAAATATTATACACCACCTTCAAGTAATGAACTTGACCCAGATCAATCTAAAGCTTTTAGAGGATGGTTTCCTTATATAGGATTTATTTATGATTCTGAAAATGATAGATTTATTCCAAATAGACCCCATGATGATGCTAGATTAAATGAAGAAGACTTAGTATGGGAGCCTTTAATAGATTATCCTAGTGTAGTAACTTATGGAGATGGAACATCACAATATCTGATTGAATTTGATTGGGATCAATATAAGTATTTAGGATATGACCATTTAGAAAATATTTTTGAATGGGATCCCGAAACTTCTAGTTGGATATCTACATCTAATTAATTTTAAACATTAATATATTGTTTTAAATATAAAATATTTATATACATTGTATTTAAAATATGAAAAAAAATATAGAATACAATTTTTTTTATTCAGGTCCTTTGTTGTTTAAAACAACTTTGATTAAAAAAGATATAGATATTATTAAATCTTTATGTGAAAAAAATGAAACTAAAAGGTGTGATGAAAAATTAGCAGGAATTAATTGTGATCAATTTAATATTGATAGTGATAAATATCATCAAATTATAAAAAAATATTTAGACGTACATGCTGTTGCATTTGAGAATTGGTATGGAGAAAAAATAGCAACTAGATTAAAAACAAAGGTTTCTTGGGTTAATTATATGAGAGCAGGTTCTTCTAATCCAACCCATGTTCATGAAAATTGTAAATTTTCTTCAGTTTTATTTTTAGAGTTACCTAAAAACTATGACGAAGAAGTAAAATTTTTTAAAGGAACAGCTTCAGCTCCTGGTTTTATCGTATTTGATTTTGGCTGTATTTCTGATTTAAGTATTTATAAAAAATGTTTTAAACCACAAGTAGGGGATTTATTTATTTTTCCTTGGAATTTAACACACTCTGTAAATACTTTTTCATCAAAAGGAGAAAGAATAAGTGTTGCAGCTAATTTTGAATAATAAATTATGAAAGAAGATAAAATTTCATCCTCTTGGACGTTTAATTTAGATCATGTTGAAACTTGGGCATATTGGAAAAATATGTTTACTAAAGAAGAATGTGAAAAAATAATAAAGTTAGCTAATAAACAAAAGAAAAAACAAGCCACTATTTTTAGTGGAGTAAATAAAGAATATAGAGATAGTAATATTGTATGGTTGTATCCAGATAAAGAACTTGAGTGGGTATTTAGGAGAGTAACAGATGTTGTAATGGAACTTAATAGTAAATTTTTTAAATTTGATTTATTTGGAATGTTAGAAGGGTTTCAATTTACAAATTACAAAGCTCCAAAAGGAAGATATAAAAAACACGTAGATAGGGCATTTAATACTCAAGTTAGAAAGTTATCTTTAACCATAGAATTATCAGATCCAAAAAATTATAAAGGAGGAGAATTAGTTTTATATGAAGGTGATAAAGGTATTTTTATGGAAAAAGAACAAGGAATGTTAACTGCTTTTCCTAGTTTTGTTGTACACGAAGTAAAACCAGTTACTAAAGGAGAAAGAAATTCGTTGGTTTGCTGGATAACTGGTAAACCTTTTAAATAATGTCAATCGTAGTATTTAATGGTAGTCCTATATTTTTTTTAAATACTGATTTTAAATTAAGTAAAGAAGAAGAAGAAATTATTATAAAATTAAATTATAGAAAAGACAAATTTTTAGATGAACCAGATATTTCTCAAGAAATGTCTTTATTTACAAATAAAAAATTAAAAAGAATTAAAAATATAATATTTAATTATGTAGAAGAATATAAAAATAATATCTTACAAATCGAGGATAAATTACGCCTTGTGCATAGTTGGGCTACAGTAAATAATAATACAAATCATAGAATGCATGCTCATAAAAATTCATTAATAAGTTGTTCTTTTTATTTAAAAAGTGAAGGAAATAATAAAATAATATTTAAAAAAGAAAAAACTGTTTTACAAAAATGTCATTATTTAGATTATACAATAAAAGAATATAATGGATATAATTCACAAACTTGGAGTTTCGATACAAAACAAGGCAGCATTGTTATTTTTTTATCTGATCTACATCATGAATCTATTAACAAAGGAAATAAAGTTATGATTGGGACTAATTATTTCATAACAGGGAAAATAGGAAATAAAAAAAATTACACTTATTTGAAGATTTAATTAAATGAATTTAAAAACAATAGGAATTATTGGAGGGGGAACAGCCGGTTTAATAAGTGCTTTAATTTTAAACTCAAGATTTCCAAAACTAAAAATAAAAGTAATTAAATCAAATAAAATAGGAATAATAGGAGTTGGAGAAGGTAGTACAGAACACTGGAAAGAATTTATTGATTTTGCAAAAATAGATGAAAAAGAGTTAATAAAAGAAACAGATGCTACATGTAAATATGGAGTATATTTTAAAGATTGGACTAAGAAAGATTATTTACATCACGTATCGTATTTACATAATTTAAGTTTAGGACAATATAAAATAGGTTATGCTTTTAAAATAAAAAATAAAGAAAGTTTAATAAATAATTATATTTTAGACAATAAAATATCTACTTATTATAGGCCACTTCAGTATCACTTTAATACGTTTAAGTTAAATAACTATTTAATTAAGGTATGTAAAAATAGAAATATTAAAATAATAGAAGATGAAATTAACAATGTTGAAATTAATAACAAATCTATTTTAAAACTTAAAGGTATAAAAAATGATTATTCTTTTGATTTTTACATAGATGCAACTGGATTTAAAAAAGTATTGATTAAAAAGTTAGGAGCAAAATGGATTTCTTATTTAAAATACTTACCTATGAACGAGGCTATTGCTTTTCCTACAGAAGATACGAAAGAATATACTCCTTATACTTTATCTAAAGCAATGTCTTCTGGTTGGATGTGGAGAATACCTACTTATGGAAGGTGGGGAAATGGTTATGTATTTAATAATAATTACATTAATGCAAATCAAGCCAAAAAAGAATGTGAAGATTATTTACAAAAAAATATAGAAATTAGTAAAAACATTAAGTTTGAAGCAGGTACATTAGATAAATTTTGGATTAATAATTGTTGTGCTATTGGATTATCTTCTAGTTTTATTGAACCATTGGAAGCAACTTCTATAGGCACTTCTATACAACAGTCTTTTTTATTAATGCATTTAATATTTAACTATAATCAAAGTCAAATTGATTTGTATAACAAAACAATTATGGGAGTAATAGAAAATATTAGGGATTTTGTAATACTTCATTATTTAGTAAATAAAAAAGATTCTAAGTTTTGGAAAGAATTAAAAATAAATATACCTGAATCATTGCAAAATAAATTAAATTTATGGAAACATAGACTGCCTATTAAAGAAGATTTTAAACAAGGGTATTTATTATTCTATGAAAGTAATTTTATAATTATTTTATATGAACTGGGCTTAATAAATATTGATTTGATAAAAAAAGAATTTTTTAATTTGCCAAAAAATTACGAAACTAATATTAATGATTGGCTTATACAAAGAAAAAAAGAAGAAAATAATTATATAAAACATAAACTATACTTAGAACAAATTAGAAATGAATCATAAAATAATAGATAATTTTTTACCAAAAAAAGATTTTTTAAAAATAAAAGAAACAATATTAAATTTAGATTTTCCTTGGTATTATCAACCAGTTATAAATGATTTACATGAAGAAAATAAAAATGACTTAACTTGTTATTTTACTCATCTTGTCTATGATGATAAAATTAATAGTTCTTTTTTTGAAATATTGCGGGAGTTATTGTTGTCTAAACTAAATTATAATTCTTTAATAAGAGTAAAATGTAATCTACATCCACGTACAAATGTTTTAGAAAAACACAAATTTCATGTAGATTTTACTTATCCTCACAAAGGAGCTATATATTAT